TTTAACTCCTAAAGGAGCGGCTCTTTTAGAAGAACTTTTTAAAAAAAATGAAAAGGTTATTACGACAAAAGACAAAACAGGAAAAATAACAAAAAGCGTTACAACTGATACAATGGATGGACCAGCTTATGTTGATGATATTAAAAAAGCTGGAAGTGATATGGAATTAGAGCATGTTGATGATATATTTGGTGATGCGCCTATATATAAACCAATAAAGAAAGATGGAACTAAACTGACTCCTAAAGAACAATTTATGAATTCATATGGTATGCGAAACGAGTATGATGGTAGCCTGTACGATGATGGTATAGACGAAGTTTATGATGTTATTCACGGCACAGAAAAAATGGCCTCAGGCGGCAGAGCTGGTTTTGATAAGGGTGGACTACTAAGTCCTCAAATGGCTGATTTTATAAATAATTATTCTGATCAAATGACGTTTGAACAATACTTACAAATGATGTCTAATAAAATGGCCTCAGGCGGCAGAGCTACTTTTTATTTTGGTGGTGATGTTAAACCAGACATGTCTGACATTGGACATGGTTCAGATTCTTTGATGTCTAGAACAAGATTAGTTTCACCAAATAGTATGGCAACAACTTCAACTGGATTAAATTATTTATTAGCAGAGGATAATGACAATGTCAGAATTCCTTATGCCAAAGGTGGTGTAGCTAAAATTTTAGAAGAATAAGTATGGATATTAAAGAATACGCACAAATGATGAAATATCTTACTCGTCCTCAGGAACCAGCCATTGGCGGCAGGATTGGGTTTGCAAAAGCTGGCTTTGTATTTGGTGATCAAACATTTAATGTAGACATTCCAAACATGACGCCTGTACAAAGTAAATCTTTTCAAAAAGGACTTAAAGATTTAGAAAAATGGTCACAGAATCCTAATGCGGAAAACTGGATTGAAACATTTAGAACACCAAGTAAAACAGGTCAAACACATCAAGCCGAGTTTTCATTAAACCTAAGAAAGTATCTTCAAGGACAACCTGTAAAAGCAAGAGCAAAAGAACTTTTTGATTCTGTAAACATAAAAGAGTTATTGGGTGATAAAGTAAAAGATATACAAACATATACTCCACAAGAATTTAGAAAAATAAGTAATTTACCAAAAAGTGAAAAAGCCGCTAAAGTTGCTATGGCAAAATCTGCAAAAGCAGCTAACGCTGTGAGAGATGTGTTTGTTAGAGATGTTGACGCTGATTTAGAAGACGTAGCTAGAGGTATATTTGGAAAAGATTTTGATAAAGCCAGTGTAGTTGTTCAAGAAGATATGTTAAATAAAGCCTCTGATGACACCGCTAAATTATTAGAAGCCCTATCTACTAATAGACCAGTCCCAGGTTTTAAACCCATATCAAAAGATAAGATGGGAGACATAATTCAAAACATAGAAGATAATACAAAAGGGTTTAAATTTAGAGAAGGAACAATTAGAGAGTATAAATTTAGAGTTAGAGACTCATTGTTAGGACTAAAAACAGAATCAAAAGAAGGATTTAGAAATTTAAGAAATGTTGTTGGTGGAACCGATAAAGGAAAAGTTGTTGATGAAGTATTTGGTTTATCAGCAACGTTTAAAAACGCTCCAGGCTACACAGAAAATGTTCAGCTAATAGACAAAAAAATAAATAACATAAAAGGTAAACAAATAGACAAACCTTTTGCTGCTATTGTAAGCGCAGTAAAAAATAAAAAAAATGTAGTTCAGTATGAAGGTAAGGATATGAATATTTCTGAAGCTATTAAAAAATTTAATGCTAAATCAAAAGAGTTCAGTAATGTAAATAAAATATCTACACCACAAATTTTTGTGGGTGATAATTTGGATGCTACAAAACTTCTATCAAACTTTGATAAATATTCACCACAGGCACAAAAAGATATTTTAAAGAATGCAAAGGAAGGTTTTGTTTTAAATTCAACTAGCCCATCAACACCTGCTGGAACTTTTAAACCTACAAAACCCGTAGTTTTAGGATCTACTTTTGCAAACGTTGATAAAGAAATGTTAGATTTTAGAAAATTACCTGGTGATTTAAAAAATATTACTCGTAGTACTATAGAAGCAGCCCAGGCTGCAGGCAAGTCCCCTGCAGTTATTAACGCTTTGAAAAAAGCAAAAGCCGCTGGAAAATGGACGGGAGCAGCTTTAGCGTGGGAACCAGTTTTCGCTGCACCTTTTGCAGAATATGGGTATAGAAAAGGGGAAAGCACAGGGAGACTATGGGGGGATGCTACATTGGGTTTAGTAGGAGAAACTGGAGAAGAGGAAATAAAAAAAGCGACGGGTGAAAGAGGTTATGCAACTCAAGAACTAGATAGACGTAGATCTCAATTAGAAGGAATTGCATCTGCATACAATGCTTTGAATGTTGAAAATGATCCAAGAGGAGAACAACGAGAAATGTTTGAAAATTTATATGGAAGTATTAGAAAAAAATATGATAAATCATATAATATGTTTGTAGACAATCAAGGGCAATTTGATAAAGATCTATATAATCAAGCTCTTAATAACTACACTGCAGGGTTAACTCAAATAGATAAATTTAAAAAATTAAAACAAGCTGAACGAGCAGAAACATCTAAAGGATATGGAGCTGAACGAGAAATTAGAGACATAAGAGGTTATGCAGAAGGAGGTATTACAAGTTTAAATGTTAAAAAAAAATAAACCTAAAAAGAACCCAACTCTTGCTAAGAACAATACAAGCTTTAAATGGTGGGCAGTACCACCTAAAAAAGGACCTTTATCACAAGGGTTGAATATTAACTCAAAAAAGAGTAAGAAGGCATAGGAGAAAATTATGGCAGACATAGATAAGTCTCTCCCAAATACTAAGAACCCAGAGGAAGTTGCAGAAGGGGTTAGTATTGAGGAGATTCAAGAAACACCTAAAGGACCAGTAGAAGTTACAGAAGACGAATCAGGAGCATTAATTGATTTTGATCCAACGGCACTTAAAATGCCTGAAGGTGGAGATCACTATGCTAACCTTGCAGATTTTCTTCCAGAAGATGAAACTGGAGTTATTGGCAATCAATTACAAAACGATTATCAAGAGTATAAAGTTTCAAGAGCAGAATGGGAAAGAGCTTATATTGTAGGTTTAGATCTTTTAGGATTTAAATATACAAATAGAACAGAACCTTTTCAAGGAGCAAGTGGTGCAACACACCCGGTTCTTGCAGAAGCTGTTACTCAATTTCAAGCGTTGGCTTATAAAGAATTATTACCGGCCGACGGACCTGTCAGAACAATGGTGATGGGTAAATCAGATCCTCAAAAAGAAATGCAAGCTCAAAGAGTTAAAAACTTTATGAACTATCAGATAATGGATCAGATGAAAGAATATGAAGCTGATTTTGATCAGATGTTATTTTATTTACCTCTAGCAGGTTCTACATTTAAAAAAGTTTATTATGACGAATTACTGGGACGAGCTGTTTCTAAGTTTGTTCCCGCAGATGACCTTGTTGTTCCGTATACGGCTACCTCATTAGACGATGCAGAAGCGGTCATCCATGTTATCAAGATGTCAGAGAATGATTTAAGGAAACAACAAGTTTCTGGTTTCTATTCTGACATCGAGCTAACTAAACCAACTGGAACTGTTACTAACAAGTTGGAAGAAAAAGAGAGAGAAGTAGAAGGAATTAACAAATCCCAAAGAGTAGAAGCCTTATACACACTTCTAGAATGCCACGTTAATCTAGATTTAGAAGGTTTCGAAGATGTTGGTGCCGACGGAGAACCAACTGGAATAAAATTACCTTACATCGTTACAGTCGAAGAAGGTAGTAGGAAAGTTTTGTCTATCAGACGAAACTTTGCGCCCAATGATCCAAAGAAAAATAAAATCCAATATTTTGTCCACTTCAAATTTCTGCCAGGACTAGGATTTTATGGCTTAGGACTCATTCACATGATTGGCGGATTGAGCAGAACTGCAACTTCTGCTCTCCGTCAATTATTAGATGCTGGAACTTTATCTAATTTACCAGCCGGATTTAAACAAAGAGGTGTCAGAGTAAAAGATGATGCCGCAAATATACAACCAGGAGAATTCAAGGATGTTGACACTCCAGGTGGTAATCTAAAAGATGCTTTCGTATTCTTACCATACAAAGAACCATCACAGACATTATTACAGTTGATGGGAATTGTAGTTCAAGCAGGACAAAGATTCGCGTCCATTGCTGACATGCAGGTTGGGGACGGGAATCAACAGGCCGCTGTTGGTACAACCGTAGCTCTTTTAGAACGTGGTTCAAGAGTGATGTCAGCAATCCATAAAAGACTTTACGTAGGTCTTAAACAAGAATTTAAATTACTGGCTAAAATATTTGGCGAGTCGTTGCCACCTGAATATCCTTATGATGTAATTGGTGCATCGAGAAATGTTAAAGCTGCAGACTTTGATGATAGAGTTGATGTTCTACCGGTAGCTGATCCAAATATATTTTCTATGTCTCAAAGAGTTTCTTTGGCACAAGAGCAATTAAGATTAGCAACTTCTAATCCACAGATGCATAATATGTACGCTGCGTATAGAAGTATGTATACTGCTATTGGAGTAAAAGATGTTGATAGAATTTTACCACCGCCTCCACCTAATATGCCTAAAGATCCAGCGATCGAACATATTGATGCGATGGCTATGAAACCTTTTCAAGCGTTTCCAGGTCAAGATCACAGAGCACACGTTACAGCTCACTTAAATTTTATGGCTAGTAACTTTGTTAGAAACAATCCTAGCATTACAGCAGCATTAGAAAAAAATATTATGGAACACATTTCTTTAATGGCACAAGAACAGATACAATTAGAGTTTCCACAAGAAATGCAAATGTTACCACAGATGCAACAGATGGCTGTTAAGAACCCACAAGTACAACAACAATTTATGCAGATATCTCAAAAGATAGAAGCGAGAAAAGCTGTGTTGATTGCTGACATGACTGAAGAGTTCATGAAGGAAGAAAAAGCCATTACTTCTCAGTTCGATCATGATCCATTACTAAAATTAAAACAAAGAGAAGTTGATCTTAAGGCAATGGAAACAGAGAGAAAAACGAAAGAGGATGAAGCTAGAATAAATCTTGATAGAGCTAAGATGGTTCAAGCTAAAGAGATAACTGATGATAAATTAGATCAGAATGATGAATTAGCTCAATTAAGAGCAGATACAGCGATTGAAAAGTCATTAATATCTGCTGATGTTAAACTAACTTCAGATAAAATGAAGGCTAAGGACGTTAGAACCTTGAAAGGTCCTAGATCTTAGTATATAAAAACCGAAGGAGAAAATTATGAAGGATCCAAAAATAACAAGACCAGTTGGCGTAAAAAAAGATGGTTACCCTAGTGGTGGAGTACCTGTTAAAGAATCTTCTCAGAACTTGCATTTAGATCCAAGATCTCAAACAAGTATCAGAGGAAGAAACTATGTTGCTCAAGGTGACACTGTAACTGTTAAAGGTACGAAAACTAGAAAACCTGTAAAAGCTACTTGGTTCTAATATGGCCTGGTTCAGTTTAGCAAAGATCGCATTACAAGCTGGCAGCAAAATTTACAGTAATAGACAGAAAACAAAAATGGCTATGTCTGATGCACAACTCATGCATGCAGAAAAGATGGCCCGAGGTGAGGAAACTTACCAAGGAAAATTATTAGAAGCGAGACAAAACGATTATAAGGATGAATTTGTCCTCGTTATAATTTCGGCCCCTATCGTTGTGTTAATGTGGGCAGTGATGTCGGACGATCCGACTGCAATGGAGAAAGTAAAATTGTTTTTTGAGTACTTTCATGAGCTTCCAAAATGGTTCACGAATTTATGGGTGCTTGTCGTAGCGAGTATTTTTGGTATAAAGGGTACACAAATATTTAGAAACGGAAAAAAATAATTTGTGAACTTAATAGAAAAGTATTCTGTACCAAATTTTGGTGAGATTAAATTAAAATTAATAACACTAATTAATCAAGTTCCTAAAAACTCTTTAAAAACAGAGCGTGTGTTTAAAGGGGAAGCGTATGGACAGAAAATATCTAACACCGATTATAATTTAAAAAAAGAAGACCCTTTTCATTATAGACAATTTTTCTTTGATAATGTTCTTAAAGAATATTTAAAATACTCTGTAAAAAAATTTAATCGATTTAGAATTGAAGTAGATAGCTTATGGTTTCAAATTTATAAAAAAGGCGATTTTCATGGCTGGCACTCCCATGCTAAAACTAATTTTGCTAATGTATTCTATTTACAATTACCTAATAAAAATCTAAAAACTAATTTTAGAGATTGTAAAGACATACCAATAAAAGAAGGCGATATATTGACTTTTCCTGCCTACATGTTACACAGGTCTCCAATGAATACAAATGACAAAGAAAAAATCATTATATCTTGGAATTCAAATTTTTTACATGGATAAAGGTGGAAATAAGTAGATTATTGTATTAATATACGTTATAATAATTAACAATTAATAAGGAGCAAATATGAGAGACGACTTTGGATCAAGACCCTATAAATCTAGATTCCCTTACAAAAGCGGTAAATCTGTTTCTAAGAAGAAAAAGAAACAAGGATACAAAGATAGAGAAGATGAATCTATCAGCGCTAGAAGAGGAAAAGAATCTACTAAGAAACAATCTTTTAAAGCAAGAAGAGATGAGTCTTATGGAAAATGGGGCAAAAGAAAAAACCAAAAAATTAACAAGGCTTAATTATGTCTTGGGTTAATATATTGCTAAACCCTAAGAATGCGGGGAAAGCATATAATGCATATAAAAGCGTAAAACCTCTTTCAAAAATAAAAGGTAGTAAATCTGTTTCAGATGTAAAGAATCAGGCTGCCGTATCTAAATTAAAAGCAGCTGGTTTTGGAGCAACTCAAAAAATTAAAGAAACAGCAAAATCATTAAACAAACTTAATGAGACTTTAAAAAAACAAAAGAAGGTATTGGATAAATAATGAGAAGATTTAGATCTCCAAACGCTGGACAAACATATTTAACTCTACAACATGATACTAGTCCAAGATCCGGATATAGACCACCTGCAGGACATAACGCCGATGGTTATACAATGGCTGAAAGAGTTAATGCAAAAACTGGTGGCTGGATTCAAAAAGTTAATAAATCAATCAAAAAACGTGGAACTAAAGGGAAGTGTACACCGATTACAAAAAAAGGTTGCACTGGACGAGCAAAAGCGTTAGCAAAGACATTCAAGAAAATGGCTAAGAAAAGAAAAGCATAATAATGTTAAAAAAAATTAAAAGTTTTATTTGTAAGATATTTCACATCAAAGCATGCCAATGCGTAGAAAAGGTAAACAAAGTGGTAAGCCAAGATGTGCTTGAACTAGCAGCTCCTGTTGTAGGACACTGTGGTTCACACACAAGATTCAAAAAATCTTGCCCTGCATGTGTAGGAATTGCGTAAAAATATGGAACCAGAACAGGTACTAAATAATCTAAAAAGAGCAATATCAAGAAGAGTAGAAGCGTTAGCCGTCTCTGTTACGTCCGGAGGGGTTGACAATATGGAAACATATAAATATATAATAGGACAAATTAATGCATTGGAATCAGTGCGACAGGAAATCTCTAACCTGCTAAACGATAAGGAGCAAAATGAAAACAAAGGTACAGTCATCAATATCAACGGATCAAAACCCGAAGATAATAACGCCAAATAAAGAATTAGTTGGTGTAAAGAAATCAGAGAAAAAAGAAGTTACAAAAGAAAAAACAAAACTCCCTCAACCGACAGGTTGGCGTATGTTAGTTTTACCATTTAAAATGAATGAGAAAACTAAGGGTGGTGTTTTATTAGGACAAGAAACTTTAGAAAGACAACAGGTAGGATCACAATGCGGAAACGTATTAGCAATGGGTCCTGATTGTTATAATGATAAAGAAAAATTTTCACAAGGTCCATGGTGCAAGGTCGGAGATTGGATAATCTTCGCACGTTATGCAGGATCTAGAATAGAAATTGAGGGTGGGGAAGTTCGTCTTCTAAATGATGACGAAGTATTGGCAACAGTGCAAGATCCAATGGATATCTTGCATAAATTTTAACATAGATAAGGAGAAACTATGCCAGAGGAAGAAAAAAAGAAACCGAGTGAAATACCGGTTGATATAGATACATCAGGCCCAGAGGTTGATGTAGCTGTAGAAGAAGCAAAAGACGAAGCGGTAGTTGATACCGCTGCGAAAGAAGAAACAGTAGAAACAGTAGAAACAAAAAAAGAAGAAAAAGTAGAAACAGAAAAAAAGGAAGACGAAAAATTAGAAGACTACAGTAAAGGTGTGCAATCTAGAATTGCAAAACTTACGCGTAAGATGAGAGAAGCAGAACGTAAAGAAGCTGCTGCTCTTGAATATGCTGCTGCAGTTGAAAAGAAAAGAAAAATAGATCAGGAGAGATTTCAAAAAGTTGATTCTGATTACACTGCTAAATTTGAGGAAAGTGTAAAATCTGGAATGGATATGGCTCAACAAAAACTAGCCACAGCCATTGAAGCCGGTGATGCAGCTGCTCAAGTTGAAGCAAATAAGAAAATAGCTGAATTAGCTTTCGAGAACGCTAAATTACAGCAAAAAAAAGCAACAACAGTTAAACAGGAAGAACCTGTTAAGCTGTCAGACGGTGGAAGACTACCAAACGAAACTCCACAACAAATGCCTCAAGCTGATCCTATGGCTGAAGATTGGGCTGCAAAAAATAGATGGTTCGGAACAGATAGAGCCATGACATTTACTGCGTTCGAGATTCATAAAGATCTAGTGGATAAAGAAGGCTATGATCCTAAATCAGGAGAGTACTATGAAGAGATCAACAAAAGAATAAGAGTTGACTTTCCTCATAAGTTTGGTAATACTGAAGATAAGCAAACGAACAGGGCCGTTCAGTCGGTAGCTTCGGCTAACAGAAGCTCAAAACCTGGTCGCAAACAAGTGAGACTCACATCGTCTCAAGTAGCAAT